TAAAATTCATGGTGACCATACATTGACGGCCTATTTCAATACTCTTTTAGACGATCACTACTCAGCCCTACAATGGTCAGATGAGAATGAGCGTTGGCGCTTAGCCCGCCAAGAAGGCACGATTGATGATGAGATAGAAGAAATTTCCGCGGCAAAAATGCGGCGACTAAAGAAAGATTGGTCACCTGCCTACAAGCCAGATGAACTTCTATTCTTGGAAGATTACTATGATAGCATAATGGCGACACAAAATGTTTCTACTCCCATCTTGAAGCATTACGCGCGCGATTTATGCGAAATTGAATTGAGAATAAAGAAAGGATTGCGAGAGGGTTTAGATATAAAGAAAGATATGGACGCACGCGACAACATTATAAAAATTGCCAAATTTGAAGCCTCTAATGCTAAAAATGCCGCCGACTTTGAATCCGTAGGAGAACTTATGGTATACTACGGTAAGAAAGGTTGGCACCCAAAATGGCATATGGAGCCGCAAGATTCCGTAGATTTCACAATGGAAAACATTCAAAATTATTTGAAACGCCTAGTAATGAATGAAGGCAATTTCGCAGAACAAGTAGAAGACAAACGCGAACATTATAATTTGACAGAACGTCTAGAAGAAATTGACAACGAATCTGTCGATTTCGATGAAACCGCGGATGTTGATTACGAAGGAGATGATGAATTGGCAGGTGAGTTGCGTGAGTGAGATAATACAGGACGCGGATGCTCATTTCATAGATGGTATTCCAATCGAGAAAGGCGTAATACTGACAAAAGAATACCTAGATGCCAATCAAGAACTATTCACTAAATACTTGAATCTTTGGATACTTTATCCTGATTTATTTTTAGATGCGATACAAAGTAGTGAAGATAAGAAGTATTTTCATCTCTTCTTTTATTAGCGAATTGCTTTGCGGGCCAGTATGCGATACCGCTATCATTACTGGACGGCAACTCGTGCTACTTCAAAATCGTTTATTGCGTACCTTAGCTCTTGCGTGCGGGCGGTACTACTTCCAGGTTCTACCATCTTTATCGCATCAGATGTAAAAGGTACAGTAATCAAGATTGCGGAAGCAAAATTCAATGAAATCTTCCGTCACTGGCCTCTCCTTCGTAATGAGCTTAAAACCCGTGCGGACGATGGAAAGCAAGGTGAAAAAAAGAGTGGCAACTACTACGAATTAAATTTCAAAAATGGCAGTACAATTACAGTAGTTTCTAAGGATACAAGCCGCGGCCTACGCGCAACAGCTGGTATTCTAGAAGAGGCCGCCACAATTGAAGAAGAAGATTACAATGAAGTTTTGCTTCCGCAAATGAACGTAGCGCGTCGTGAAGTTGATGGCTATCTCAATCCAGAAGAACCATCAGCTTCTCAAACTTTCATAACAACGGCTCGGGAAAAAACCGTATATATGTATGGAAAACTCATTGAATGCGCGGTCAATGCTATTTTGCGGCCGCAAGAATACTTCGTATGGGGACTTTCATATGAAGTACCACTTCATTACGGCCTTATTGATAAGGCCACTATGATGGATTAGAGATATTCAACTACTATGAGCGAAGACTCCTTCGCGCGCGAATCTCTGTCAATTTGGACGGGCAATAATAAAGATGCCTGGTTAGATTCTAAACGACTAAATAAAAGAAGAACTTTATTGAAATGTGAGCGTAAAGCATAGGAGAACCCAACTAATCCTAAGACTTTCTATGTGATAGGGGTCGATGTTGCGCGATACGCCGCAAATACAGCTGTTATGGTAATAAAAGTATTGCCAAATATAAATGGCTTTGCTAAAAAAGTTGTTTATACAGAAGTTATTCACGGAGCAAACTATATTACTGAACAAGCTCCTCGACTCAAAAAACTAATACAACTATATAATCCAAAAGAAATCGTTATTGATGGTAATGGTCCAGGTATTGGATTGTTAGACGCTATGGTCTTACCTTCATTTGACGCAAAGACCGGTGAGCAATTTCCAAGTTACTTTGCTTTCAATAATGACCATCATCTACCTCCTGAGAAAAAATCAGAAGGAGAAGAACCTTGGCCTGAATATCGCGCGATTATATATGATATAAAAGCCGGCGCTTCTAATGATGATTCTATTCATTCTAATTTTTTCGCGCAAATAAATAATGGTAGTGTATCATTTTTAGCACACGAAAGAATTGTAAAAGAAAAATTATTGAAAACGAATCGCGGCAAAAAGATGTCGGCATTTGATAGACGAGTATTCTTATTGCCTTATGAAATGACTTCACGTCTTATTGATGAATTGAATAATTTGCGATTGAAGCCTACCGGGATACAGAATTAGTTCAAAGTGGAACGTATTTCCCGTTCTGTTGAAAAAGACCGTTTTTCTGCGCTTGAATATGGATTATATAGAATAAAATATTACGAAGATCAAGCCATTCGTAAAGCTAAAAAGAAAAATGTCGGAGCATATGCTTTCTTTAGTCCTAGGAAAAGGGGGTGATATAAATGGGAGAAAATAAAAAGTATGACTTCAAGAATTTCAAACTTAAAGTCATACGTCGTGCCCCACTCAATGAAAGAGCGTATAATAGTCGCTGGCATTATCGTGATAATGAACCTGTTCAAGCAGATTTTGAACTGGATGAAATTTTAGCAATAATTCGTTCTGGTGACTTAGATAGCTTACGTGAACTTTCAAAATATTATTATAGAACTAATAGTGAATATAGAAATAATATAGATTTTCTTGCTCACTTACCCCTATATGACACAGTAGTTATTCCCGTTTATCAAGAAGGAAAAGGCTCTAAAACATAGATAGTAAAAGCATTTTACAAGGCTTGTCAATTTATAGAAAACCTAGACATTCCAAATACTTTTTCACGCATTTCAGTAGAATGGATAAAAAATGGAATATATTATGGAATCTTACGAACTGATGGAGAAAAAACTACCATACAGGACTTACCGCATAATTTTTGCCGCACTCGCTATAAAGATTTCAATAACCTCGACATATTGGAATTCAATTTGCGATATTTTGATACTATTACTGATAAAGTAGCGCGCGAAGAATGCGTTGCGACCTTCCCAATAATAGTACAAAAAGCGTGGGCCCAATGGATAAAGGCAGAAAAAAAGACCGATCCTTGGGTAATGCTTCCCGCAGCAGACGGGGGCGTAAGTTTCAGTTTTGCTTCTGATAAAACCCCATTATTGATTGCTAGTATTCCAAAATTGAAAAAGTTAGATGATGCTGTTAGCCGTGAAGAAAAACGTGATGAAAATGAATTGTATAAATTACTAATTCAAAAAATGCCTATTGACAGTAATGGTGAATTAGTATTTCAATTAGATGAAGTTGCGGATATTCACTCTTCTGTTGCTGGAATGCTGGAAGATATTGATACAGTAGATGTTTTGACAACTTTCGGAGATACTTCATTAGAGAGTATTCAAGAAAGTAGTGCGGCAACACAATCTGCTGATCGTATTGATAAATATAGAAAAAATACTTGGGATGCCTTAGGTCGCGGCAACATTTTATTCAATCCCGATGGAAGTTCCGCATTAGCCTATCAAATCAAAAAAGATGAAGCCCTGATGATTGCTTATCTAAATGTATATGAAACTTGGATAAAGTTTCATTTGAATGATAGATTCGCGCGCAGTGGGCTACAATTTGATTTTGAAATTTTACCGACCACTGTATTCAATAGACAAGATTTATAGACAAGTTATTTCCGTGGCGCGCAATATGGCTATTCTAAAATGTTTGCGGGCGTAGCTATGGGAATCAAACAAATGGAACAATTAAGTTTAATGAACTTTGAAAATGAATTCTTAGAAATGTCTACAAAAATGATTCCGCTTCAATCTTCTTATACAACTTCTGGGAATGTAGTAGCAGGAGAAGAAAAAAATAATTCTTCGGCACAAAAAGCTAGTAATAAATCTGCTGGTGGAGACATAAATAATACAGGGGGCCGTCCAGAACTCCCTGATGAAAAAAAATCTGAAAAAACTTAGGCCAATATTGCGGCCGCGGGTTAAGGAGAATAATTATGGATAAAAAAATACCTATTTATTTTGATACTATTGTATTAGATTCTCCTGTCCAAGAAATTCCTATGAGTAGCGGCCCTGAACTTGGTAATGGCAGCAGATTAAAGGTCGCTGTATTTACTAAATATAAAAATCGTAATGGTTCTTATATTACTGATGAATATGCAGAATATTTAATTAAATCTGCTACTCGCGGAGATACACCAGTCGTTGGATTTTTTGATCCAGAAACTCAAAGCTGGGCATCTCATACTGGGCCTACATT